TTAATAACGCAAAATAAAAATGTTGAGATGTAATATTACAAACTTTAGTCACCTTTTTAATATCATCGGCATATCGTTGAGCTCTTTCCAAATTTGGGTCATCAGAAGCAACTGTCCATAGACCTTGTTCAAATTTGTCTTTCATCGATTGATGAGTATTATGTTTTATATTCGATTTTCCACCATGTCTATCGACACCAGACAAATCATTTTGACACATTGCTGTACAAAAATAGAATGTGAATTCTTTATTTTTTTCAATAAAGTTTTTCAACTTAATATATTCAGGTAATCCATCTTCAACATAAGAATGTAAATAATCAGGATTTTTCCAATTCGTAAAAGTTCTATTCATAACTTTAACTGTCTGAGGGGGAATTTTTTTACGAATTATAAAATAAATCCCTTTTTTATTGTTGGGGTTATTTTCATTATACTTCATCAAAGCCTTTACACGATGTTGTCCTTCACCAATTTCTAATTTTTTATCCACAATAATTGGGACAATTATACCGTATTCTTCAATTGTTTTACATATTTCATCTACTTTTTTTTGGATAATCTTACGATTCGACTTTCCAAATGAAAATGTATCTAAATCTGTTGTATAATTAAGAACCCCTTCATCGTAAACCTTAGATTTTCCTCTGTGGTCAATTGTATGTAAAAGTTCCTCACCTGTAATTGATAAATTTCTTTGTATTTGTTGTTCATTAAACAATTTCAAAAAATTATCATTTGTTAAATTGTTGAGAATGGACATAATTTGATTCTCTGAAAGTTCTAATTCTGCTGTTGCAGTTAAATCGTGATTCATAGTTTGGAGTTTAAATTGTAATATAAAATGATTTTAAATAGTTTCACAAGTGGATTAATTACAAATGTATGAAAAATATTTTTACAACCAAAACATTTCTAAAAATTTTTATTCTTTTTTTAATAAACTTTATTCATAGTTCTTCCAAAGAGTTTCAGTTTTGGTTTTAGGTTTATGGTTACCATCAACAGTTTTTACATCAAAATGAACTTTAATAAATCCATTATCAGTCAATCTATCATATAATTCACAATCATATCCACTAATCAATATCTTAGCTTTGGAATCAATAACAGAATCGAGAAACTTAATATGTCCATCTCTATCCATATCTTCCTTATATCTCGCATTTGTTCTGGTTGATTGTTCATAAGGGGGGTCAGCATAAATGAAACAATTTGGATATTCCTTATATTTTTCAATCAACTTTATTCCATTAGTGTTTAACATAATTACTTTTGACAATCTATCGTGTAATTCAGGTAATCTATCAATTGCAGACAAAAAATCTGAAGTTGATTTACTCATCTTCCTTCTTACTATGTTGCTGATTGTAATTCCACCCACACCATTATGTGATGTTCTGTTTACATAAAAAAAGTAAAATGCTCTATCCAAAGTGGTTAAGTCACCTTTCAACTTATCTTTGAATTCCTTCCTTAAATCTTCGGAGAAATGAGTTAAATCACATTTGAACTTGAACTCATCGAATAAATCTTTATCCGACAAAACTTTATAAAGGGAATAAACATTTTGTTCTATATCATTGTAAATCTCAATTTCAGTTTCAGGTTTTTTCAATCCTATTGAGAAGGAACCACCGAATGGTTCTAAATAAATGTTAAAGTCATTTTGGTTGGGGAAGTGTTCTATAATATTGTTAAACATTGTTCCTTTTCCCCCGAAATATTTTATTGGTGTATTCATTTATTCTCTAATTGATTGATGTGGTGTTGAAGATACCATAAAGCTTTCTTTAGGTCTTCTAATTCTTTTGATTGGTCTTTCTTACCCGCCCTACTGATATACTTTACAGTATTACCCAAGGCAAATCCTAATGACCAGGCATCTATCACCTTTATCGCTTCATAAACATTATCAGCGCCTCCATAATGAGAAGGGTGATTAACACTTTCTTTCTTTTCCCAAGTTTTGATTACGGTCTCCATTTTTGATTTTCTATTTTATTTTCATTCATATTTTTTCCCATCCTTTCATAATCCTGAATAAGTTGTTCAACGATTTTATCTAAAACATCGTTTCCTTCTTCTTTTTGAGATAGGTAATGTGATAGGTGGACATCTTTCGTTTCTTTCCACCCCTTTGTGTTGGTTAGAGTTACTCTTAGTTTTAGTGATTCCATATTAGTATTTTGATTTTGACAATAAAAAAAGGTTCTAACTTTTGGTCAGAACCTTTCTCATTTGGTTTTTAATTTCTTATAGTCCCAATAATAGATTTGCTTGTTCTGTCCAAGTCCAATTGAATGTTGATTTGTTTGCACCAATTGTTCTAGTTGCAACATTAGTAGCAAAAGCACTCGTACCATTTCTAAACACGGTACTCAATGTTACATTTACTGGAAGTATAACTTGTAAGTTTGAGAAAGTCAAAACTCCTGATGTTAAATTATCTGTTGAACAAGTAGAATTTGTTGGGTTTGATATTGATAAGTCACCTCTACCCGCAATAGCTGGGTCAACGAAATCACGGAAGAATATGTTTTCGAATGTTCCTCTTGGACAAGCTCTAAAGTCACCCAATTCAGCTTCAGGACTTCCAATTACAGAACCATTTCTTATAGTGTGAGATGCCATCAAAGTACCTTCAGGTCCATCAATTTCTAAAGCATGGTCAGTTGCACTACCACAAATTACAATAAAATTATTTAATGTTCCAGCCCAAGCTTGGTCTGTGTCAATTGCATCGTCACCTGAAAACCATACAATAAGGTTTGTTACATTTACAGTTCCACCAAAGAACTCAATACCATCATCTTGATTACCAACGATTTCAATATTCTCAATTGTTGTTCCATTACCAACACCACCAAGTGTTAAACCATTGATTTCGTTACCATTACCAATGTTTGCGCCTCCGTGTCGAATAGATATATATTTCATAACACCAGAGTTATCACTAACATCATTTCCACCATATAAACCATTAGGGTCAGTAGTAGGAATACCTTCGATTTGGATTTCATTAGCTGAAGCTGAGATTGGTGCTTTTCCTAATATAATAACACCACCCCATAATCCTTGTGTTGCGGGGTCAAGGTTTGGACTAATGAAAAGTCCAGCACCTACTTGTTCAGGTGTAATTTCATCTGCAACAGATGTGAAGATAATAGGTTTAGTTGGTGTACCAACAGCATTGATTTTACCACCTCTTGCAACTAATAAAGCTGTTGCGTTTGCTCCTGTACCTGCTTGACCTTTGATAACTGTACCTGGTTCTATTGTTAGTGTAACACCATCCAATACCGTGATTCTTCCACCCAACTCATAAACATTGTCTGCTGTCCAAGTTGTGTTAGAAGTTATGTTTGATGAAACTAAGACATTAGTTGTTGCTCCTTGACAAGTTCCATCAACACAAACTTGACCATTTGGACATACTGTATCAGCACAAGAATCTTTTTGTTTACAAGATTGTAAACTTGCTAATACAACGAAAAGTAAAATAAAAAGTTTTTTCATAAAATTGTTTTATTGGTTTATTAACTTTTAATAATTAATTTAACACAACCAAATAATCCAATTTCCAATATTACCTTATTGCTAAGTTTTTTGACTGAAAAATATACGACAATACCTTTCTTTTCATCAATGGTAACAAAGTTTCCTCGAATGGAACTTCTTTATCACAATGAATATAAAATGTTGGTAACTCATTTTCAGTTGATATAAGGTGAGTATAAAAGTTGGGGTCTTCAATTTGTTTGAAGGTTGTCTTATTTTCACCTTTGTGTTTTCTAATATTGTACTCCCAAATGTCTATCAAATTACTAGATTTGGTATAGAAATAACCTTTCTTGGAAGTCAAATTATCTTCGTTTAATATAGATACAACCTCAATTGCATCATAAACTATTGTCCAAACAGATTTAATGATGTCAAAGTAATCTTGTAGTTTGGCATCACTATATTTTAATATCTTTATAAGTTCAGTTTCTTCGTGTATGGTTAAGATTGGTCTGTCCTTAGTTTTCAGGTCAGCAAGTGTTATCTCATCGTCAACATTGAGTAATGACTTATCTGTATATAATATTTGATTCTTTGATAATAGATTTCGAATGTTTGCTAAATGGAGGGTAATTTCCGTGAACATTGGATAAACTTTCATTTCTTCCAATTGTTTGTTCAGTTTTTGGAAATAACCTAAGAGGACATATTCTTTTAATTCAGCGTCAATGACACCTTCGAATATCCAATCTGTACTCATAACAAACTTTAATTTATTCTTCTTCATACTCAAAATATAATTAAAGTTTTATCTAAAATAAACTAGTTCATTCTCATTATGACAAAAGTATATTTCTTACCATCAGGAGTTGTTACAGTTTGTTCATCATATCTTCCATCATAAGAAGCCATAACACCCAAACCATCACTATCTACAATATCAGTTGCAACCCCTTTTATATCAACATACTCTTTCAAATCCCTACCCAATTCTTTTAACCAATCTACTGGG